TTGTTGAAAGGTATCAAATTCATTATTGACTTAATGGATAAATTTAAAGATCCCATCTGGAAGGCTGTAAAAGCAACTCTCGATATTGTTAATCCACTTATTAGAATACTTATTAGAGTATTTACGGTTCCATTTGATATATTCTTTGATCTTATAGCTGGCACATTTGATTTAATAACAAAAATTGTAAATGGAATATGGGATATTATACTTACTGGTGGCAAAAATCTAGTTCCGATATTACGTCCATTAATTCTTCCAATATTTGATATGTTGAAAACATTATTTAGTTTCATAGGAGACGTGCTTAAAAAAGTATTTAATTTTGCTAAAGATATATTTGGTAAGCTATTTAGTATTGCCATCACTGTTGGAAAACCTGTATTTAATGTTTTTAAAACAATTATAAGTGTTGTCGGCAATGTTGCGAAGTCTGTATTTAGTATTCTTGGTGGTATTGCCGTCAGTGTTGCAAAGCCTGTATTTGGTATTATGAAAACAATTCTTGGTATTGCTGCCGGTGTTGCAAAGTCTATATTTGATGTTCTTAATGCAATTTGGAATAATCCGGTTGTTAAATGGATTAGAGACTTCCTCTTCAGAGTCCTAATGCTTGGTATTTTTATCGTTGCTACGTTATTGCAAAAAATGGCTGAGCGGTTGGCATTATATTTTATAGTAATATATAAAGGTCTAAAATTTGCATTTGAATTATTAATAGTTTTTGCTAAAAAAGTATATCCATATATTAAACAACTTGGTGAGATTATTTGGAAATTCCTTGGTTGGGTTTGGGATACAATCAAACCAATAATGATGGCATTCTGGGAAGGGTTGAAGGACTTTGCAGCAACAGCATGGGAATTCCTTAAGACTGTGGGTAGTGGTATTTGGGATGCTCTTGGCTGGATTTGGGATAAGATTGGGGGAATAGCAAAGGCCTTCTGGGAAGGTTTGAAAGATCTCGCAGGAAAGGCATGGGAGTTTTTGAAGACCGTGGGTAGTGGTATCTGGGATGCTGTGGGATGGATCTGGGATAAGATTGGCGAGTTCGCTATGAGATTCTGGGAAGGTTTGAAAGTTGTTGCAGGAAAGGCATGGGATTTTATCAAGACCGTGGGTAGTGGTATCTGGGATGCTGTGGGATGGATCTGGGGTAAAATTGGCGAGTTTGTTACAAGATTTTGGGAAGGTTTAAAGATTATTGCAGGAAAGACATGGGAATTCCTTAAAACCGTTGGTAGCGGTATCTGGGACGCTGTGGGATGGATCTGGGATAATATTGGTGGGTTTGCTACAAGATTCTGGGAAGGCCTAAAGGTTGTCGCAGGAAAGGCGTGGGAATTCCTTAAGACTGTGGGAAGCGGTATTTGGGATGCTATCGGATGGATCTGGAACAATATTGGACCGATCGCTATGGCATTCTGGGAAGGTTTAAAATCTGCTGCAGGAGGGGCGTGGGAATTCCTTAAGACTGTGGGAAGCGGTATTTGGGATGCTATCGGTTGGGTTTGGGATAATATTGGTGGGTTTGTTACGAACTTCTGGGACAATTTGAAATACCTTGCAGGAATAGCGTGGGAATTCCTCAAGACCGTGGGTAGTGGTATTTGGGATGCTATTGGTTGGGTTTGGGACTTTATAGCACCATATGTGATGAACTTCTGGGAAAATTTGAAATACCTCGCAGGACTAGCGTGGGAATTTCTTAAGACTGTGGGAAGTGGAATCTGGGATGCTCTTGGTTCGGTTTGGGACTTTATAAAACCATACGTTATGGCATTCTGGGAAGGATTGCAGATTGCTGCAGCAACAGCATGGGAATTTATTAAGACTGTGGGTAACGGTATCTGGGAGGCTTTGGGTTGGGTTTGGGAGATCATCAAGCCATATGTTCAGCCCTTCTGGGATCTAATAGTGTCCGGATGGGAGCTTATTTCGCCAATATTAGAACAGCTATGGAGTTGGTTGTGGGACGGAATAAAGTGGGCATGGGAGCAAATTAGCGTAATTTTGCAATTCTATTGGGATCTATTTAAGAGTGTTTGGGAATGGCTTGGACCTATATTGGCAGAATTATGGGACTGGTTATGGAATGGAATAAAATTCGCGTGGGAGGGCATTCAAACAGCCCTTCAATTCTTCTGGGATTTGTTCAAGAGTGCTTGGAACTGGATTGGACCTATATTGGCAGAGCTATGGAATTGGTTGTGGAATAGTATAAAGTGGGCATGGGAGAAGATTAGCGAAATTTTGCAATTCTATTGGGATCTGTTCAAGAATGTTTGGAACTGGCTCGGGCCAATATTGGCGGAGATATGGAGTTGGTTGTGGGATAAAATAAAATTAGCATGGGAGGCTATTAAGACAGCCCTTCAAAACTTCTGGGATCTATTTCAGAGTGTTTGGGACTGGCTCTGGCCCATTCTTCAGGAATTTGCTAAAGTGCTATGGGAAAAAATTAAAGATGGCTTTGCAAAAATTAAGGAAGTAGTGCAAGATGTTTGGGATAAACTGAAGAGCTTCTGGTCATGGGCCTCAGGTATGCTTAAAGAATTTACAAGCTGGATATGGGATAAAATACTTGCTGGTTTAGGTTTTATTAAAAATATTTGGGGTGAAATTAAAACTGCATTCAATACATTCTATGAATTTGTTAAGCCAAAAATTGAAGCAGTTGCCGATGTTATAAGAAGGGCACTTGGTGGTGCTGTTGACTTTGTTATTGGTTTAATTGGAAAAATACCAAATCTGTTCGCGGGAGCGATCAATTTAGTTATTAAAGGTGTAAATACGATAACGGGCAAGCCGTTCACAATGCCAGAATGGCTGAAGTATGTAGGTCTTGGCGCAATTGCTGGAAAGACATATTCGTTTAGAGAAGTAATCCCAGAAATCCCCTTAATTGACGTTGGTAAAGAGACAACCGCCCTGGAGCGGCAAGAGGCATACCTGAAATCAGCTGCGCAGTGGAATGCTACAGCAGCGAGTCTTGCTTCAGCAGTTGCATCCGGCGCTCTTACAGACGCTTCAGCTGCAAAAGCCATGGCACAACTGAATGCGGAAAAAAATAATTTGAGGGCTGCAGGTGCTGGGAGATATAACGGTGGAAAGATTGGCTCATATATGAAGGGCGGTATGATGACCTATGGTTATGGTGGCATGACAAAGGGTTTCGCGCAACAGGGGGTTCCGGCAATATTGCACGGTGGTGAGTATGTACTTAACCATAAAGCAGTGCAGAGAATTGGTACTGATACTCTCGATGCACTGAATAACATGAAACTTTCGAAGCCAAGATATCCAAAAATGCCTTCAATTCCAAATATTAATATGCCAAATGTAAGAATTGATAATTCTACAAATCAGGTATCACCGACTGGATCTTCTACTCAAAATGTCAATATCTATGTTGATACATTTGTTGGTGAACCGGAGTGGTTTAATTCAATGATGAAAGAATACAACACAAAAGTTCTTCCGAGAAATCAAAAAGCCGCAGGTCTTGAAAATAGAGTCATAAGAACATATAACGGATTGAATAGGGGCGGATGATGTCGATACAGAAACTTATCTCTATTAATTCAATAGAAATAACAGAACACAATAGAAAGATAAATATTACTGAACAGATTGCTGCTAATGATATTGATTTAGCATCTGGTCATAGGCGCAGATATTACTCAAGAAATAAAAGGCAATTTTCATTAACTTGGTCGTATTTACCCAGTCTTCAGGCAAAAACTGTGGATGGTCGTGTCGGCAGGGATTTCTTATATTCCCTGGCAAATGGTTCTGCTGCCGCATCTGTATCGATTCAATTAAAGCCGGGTCAAACTGAAATACTTAATTGCTATATAGATTCTTATACTGAGGACTTGATAAGAAGAGATTACTCAACTCAATGTTCGTATTATGATGTCTCTCTTACATTAAACGAGATCTAATATGTCAGATTTTGGCTTCTACTCATTCTCAGAACCATTTAAACCTGGTATTGATTTTAGAACTTCAGATGATGCATTAACAATAAATGTATCAATTAATACTCAATCTAATGTTGTAATTAGTATTACAAAAATAGCATTTGCTAATATTTCGCTTTCCTCAGAAAGCAATGTCTCTATCTCTGTAAGGAAATTAGTTTATGCAGAATCTGTAATTGTTGTCGATGGTGCAACGCTCACCGTTGGTACTAGGGTAAAACTGGCTTCTGTTTCAATAGCAATAAATTCAAATATACAATTTTCTGTCGAAGGAATTAGATTTACATCAGTATCTATATCTGCAGACTCATTAGTTTTGGTGCAGGCCAAACAGATACATCATACACAAATAAGTATATCATCAATATCTAGTGTAGATGCATTAATTAAAAAGGATGCATTAGGTTCGTCGGTTATTGCAGCAACGTCATCTATTTCAACAGTTGCTCAGTTAGTTAAACTTATATCAGCATCCTTAAGTGGTAATGTCAATTTGACAGTGGTTGGAAAAGTTGTTCTTATTACTATAAAAATTGTTATAAATAATCTTGGTCAAGTTGCAGCTCGTGCCATTAAGTTTAGTGTGGGTAATGTTATTTCTGCAAGTGATTTGTCGGATATAAGAACTGTATTGTTAATAGATGATAAGCCAATAACAAATCATAATAGAAAACTTAGCGTTGCGGTCGATCCAATATTTGTTGAAAATACTAACTGGAATAATAGAAAGAGTAGATATTATAAATATTCATCCAGACCGGCTAGAAAAACATTTAGTTTGTCATGGACATATGTGCCCAATTCGCAATCTTATACCGTTGATGGAAATCGTGGTAGGGACTACTTAAAGGAAATAGCCGGAAAACCACAGCACCATGTTTTAAAAATAATCAATATGGATGAAAATGGTGCTGCGCCATACACTGAAACAAGTTATAATGTATTGGTGAAAGATTACAGTGAAACCCTAATTCGACGTGATCTTGTTGATGATATTTATTTTTGGGATTGCTCTATAAGCTTGGAAGAGGTTTAAATGCTTACTAAAGGAAGATATGACCTGGATATATCCAATTCTTTTAATAGTGCTATATCATCTATTTCTCAAAGAGTAAAGCCTCTTATACTATTAGATTGGCTGGACAGCAGACATCTTGATAAATCTGGAAATACAGAAATAGCATCTAGTAATTATACTAATGCCCTACAAACTGATCAGCAAGTTTCCGCCGGTGCCTCCGGTCTTTTGCGAGGGAACAGGGCGTTGACAAGTAGAGAGATTTTGTTTAATAAATCTAGAAATAGAAATTTTTATTTTACACCCAATGAATCCATCAATGGTATTGAACGGCAGTCCTTTACGTGGGGTGTTTGTGATGCAAAAGATGTAAATGGTAAAACAATAACAGCAAATGGGCAGTGGCATTGTTTGCCGACCACAAAAGATGAACACTATGAGTTTGGTTATGAATCTTCTGTTAAAAGCACCTCAACACCTCACCCCACATTCAATGGCTATCAGATGGACTCGCCAGTCATACTTACATATATTTTTACAGAAAGAAAAGTTAATTTAATTAATATAATTACATCTGAATACAATGGTCAAATATGTGCTTATAATATTAAAGCATATCATAATACAAACACACTTGTTTATAATGAAGATGGCGAGATACCTGGCAATTCATATTATTTTAATCATTATTTAGAGAATATCTCTAATAATAATATTAATAAAATATTATTTACTGTTTATACAACAAAAAATCCTCAAGACTATGTAAGAGTTAATGAGGTTTCACCAATATATAGAGTTGATATTACTGATCATGTTATAAACTTTGCCGTCTCAAAAGTTAGAGATGTGCATGAAACCAGTCTGCCAATTGCTGGTGGGGGAAGCAACACGGCTTCATTATCATTGGATAATTCTAATAAAGATTTTAACGTGTTCAGCTCAGCTTCTCTCTATGGGAAGTATATGAAAAAAGACTTAAGATGCTTTATCTTTGCCGGATGGGAGAGAGCGCCATACTCATCAGACCAAGTTATTACAACGCTTATATCCAATTTAGCCGCTAATGCAAACACTATTAGTGTCCACAATGTTAATGATTTTCCCAGTGGGGGTTCTGGGGATGATTATATATTAACTATAAATCCAGGAACAACAACACAAGAAAGAGTGCTTGCAAGAAAAGCGCAGGGGAATGCCTTTAATGCTATAAGAAGGGGGATCGGTGATACTAAAGCAAGGGCGCATAATGCTGGCTCGACTGTTGTATACGACATATTTGAATATGTTCCATTCGGTGTCTTTTATATTGATGAATGGCAAGCTGCATCCTCAAGTATGACTGTATCTGCAAACCTAACTGGTTGGACAAAATTTGGTCAGGATAAAACAATAACAAAAGGTTTTCTTCTTCAAGAGACAACAGTTGCTGAAGCAGTTGAACATTTGTTATTAATGACAAACTTTCCAAGAAAAAATATCAATTACTTAATAAATCCTGATAAGTTTTATCCTAAAAATAATTCCGTGATTCATTTGAATTTTAATGAAAAGAATGTAGATAGAGTAAACAATTCAAGAACAGTTGCTTCTTCTCTAAGAGCCAGGTTATACAAAGTCCCGGAAGATGGTAATCCGCGTGATATTAGACTAGATGCTCTGGACAAATATCTGTCCACTTACGAAAAGGCTTTAGATATTAGAACATCGATTCCTCCATCAAAAAATACAACATCAAAAGAAATATCTGAACAAAATGGTGAAAGCAAGGCAGTTAATTGGGTATCTGGTCAATTTACAGATAAAAATAATGTCGTTGTAGATGCTTTTTTTAATGGTGTTTTTGATGGATACTACATTGCATCCAATACCGGCGAGCAGAGATTGATTGTTGGAATAAACAAAGGCGGCGTCAGGGTGTATCTAAATGAAACTAAAATTATAGATGAATGGAGATTTGTAGACTCCGGAACCAACACTCCCGTATCTTTCTCTTCTGATTTATACGAATTAGTAGCTGGTCAGGTATACTCTTTGAAAATTGAGTTTTTTGCTGAGGAAAAGATAACCAATCAGCCATTTAAGATATTCCTAAAAAAAGAATATGATGATTTTATAGACTGGGTTTACAGTCACGAATGCTACACCATGGTTGCCGGTGATAATTATGGGAATAGAAAGCATGGTTCTTATTTAACTTTTGCTAATAGTACATGGACCCCAACACCAAATATAAATATTATCGAAAGATCGGCTAGGCAAAATAATGGGATACTGCTGGCAAATGCAAAGATATCTGAACCTTCAGGGGTCGTATCAGATGCAGATTCTAGGTCCGTTTTATTAGAGTCCAATGCCTATATAAGAATCCCCTATCATAACTCATTCGATGTATTTGATAGCAATAGTATTGCTTATACAGGTGATTTTACAATTGAGTTGTATGCAAAAATGCACAATGGCCCCTTTGCTAACTCTGGGGAATATATTAGTTCCTTTAATAATTCATCACCAACGAGTGGATTTGAGTTTTATCACAACTCACAATCAAATGGTTTTAAAATTGTTACATCTAATGGAATTCAAACAATTTCATCCAATACTGCTCTATCTAATACAAACTTTAGTTTAATCACAGTTACATATGCAGATAGCAATCTTAAGTATTTTATTAATGGAGAGCTTAAAAATACAATTACTACCACAGGAACATTAATTCCATTTTCAAATAGAGATGTAACGATAGGCGGCAGGGGTGCCTATTTTAGCCCGGAAGGCAATCAATCATATGCAATAGAAAATCCACCGGTTGTAATAAGATCGTTTTATATAGATGAATTCTCTATTGCCAATATTGCATTTGATGATGAAATGGTGGTCAATTCATACGTACAAACACAAATTCAACCAATACAGGTCATGCCATTTATCTATGGAAACGATCAAACAATAGGACAAATTATTGATGAGATTAGTTTGGCAGATTTTGGAAGATTATACTTTGATGAATATAATCAAGCTAGATATGAACATTTTAATAGACTTTTTGAAACATCAATTGATCAACATTCTAATGTTCAATATACACTTTCTGATTCTTCAAACATAATAGATGCAAGCTACAATGTTCAATTACAGACAAATAAAGTAACAGTAAAAACACAAGGTGTTACTAATAATATTATGAGCAAACAAGGATTGTGGAGAGCAGAAGATCCAACAACAGTGGCTGTTGTTTTACTAACTGGATCAATGAGCAACTCGGATACAAGCATAAGTGTTTCAACAACAGATGATCCATTCTTCCCCAAAACAGGTTATTTAATGATCGATAGTGAAATAATTAAATATGGTAATACAACGAGTAATTCTTTCATCTCACTAGAGCGAGGGCAATTCGATACTCAGGCGGTTGCACATAGTTCAAATACTCTTGTTAGAGAAGTTAAAGTTTATGATAAATTGACGTTCGATAAATCACCGGCTTATATGATTGAGCAACCCTTAATTACAAATATATCAACAGTTAAGCCGCCAAAATTGGATTTAATTAGATATAATCCAACTCCATATGGAGCTGTCCTAATTATCGCAGCTGCCAATAGTAATGTTTCCGGAGATATAGTATATATAGAAGGAGAGAATCCAATCACACAAGAAAAGCATTTTACCGCTATTGCAGGCATACCAGTTGTTGTTAGTGAAAATACTGGGGATGTCAAAGAAAAGAAAGTAGCTCTAGATGATAATATTAGAAAATATGGATTAAAAGAAATAATAATTGATAATCGATTTATTACTAATCTTGATCATGCTAAAAGACTAGCTAATTTTATTATTAATAAAATGGGGGATCCAGTGCCAATTTTAAATTTAAACGTATTAACAATACCAAAATTACAACTTGGTGATAGAATAAGAATATCAACTATGGATTCCTTTGATATTATAAATGGTGACTACTGGGTTATAAGTTCTGATTTTAATTATGATAAAAGCTTGTCCCAGTCTATTGTTGTAAGGAAGGTGGTCTAATGGGTTTTAGATCTGGCAATGCTATATCGGAAAACTCTATAGTATTCTTTGAAGGCGGGCATGACCATGATGGTGTGTCGTCTTCGTTGATCGATACAGGGCAATATTCTATTTATGATTTTACTGTTGGTAAAATTGGGTCAAATCAAAGACAAATAAATCAGCAAAGGAACTTTGACAACTTAAAAACAGTTATTTCAAATGTTATTAAAACCGATGTTCTCGGCCCGTCAGGTGTCAGATTACTGCCAAATTCTGTTCAATCTGTTCACATTGCAGCTGGTGCAGTTACGGCAAATGAGTTGGCGGCTAATATAGTTTTAGTCAATAATGTTATACGTAGCAACAATTATGTGGCTAATACATCTGGATGGGTATTATATAGCAATGGAGCCGCCGAATTCGGTGCAGCTTCAATTAGGGGTACCCTCACAGCTGGTGCTTTAGTTATTGATAATAATAATTTCTGGAATACGAACGGTTTTAAACTCGGTGGCGATAACGGCATTTATACCGATGATGGGACTATAGTTATTGGAACAGATGTTGATGTTCAAGCAAATGTTAATGCTAATTCATTTCTTATTGATAATAATAATTTCTGGAATGCAGACGGTTTTTCATTTAAAGGTTCGAATGGTATCACTTCTGTAACAATTGATGATATTGGTAATGTAGTTAGACTTGGTAGAGATATTTATATTAACCCCAGCGATGGATCTATTTTTAGTGGAGACGGTAGGTTTCAAATTACACCTGCAGGTAGTCTTATCGCCACTGGTGGAAGTATTGGCAATTGGAAAATTCAAAACGACTCCTTGACATATGAAATGACACATCAAGAACAAATTAATGGAGAATTAGCGATTGGAAAATTTGAGCAATTTAGGGCTGGTTTACGAGTTGAAGATGAGAGTCGTGTTGCCAAGTTAGAATTGGTTAGTGCCGACCACCCGTCCGTCAGCGATGTCAGGCTTTACGTTGGCAATACAGCAGAGACTGAATATTTTAAAACTGAATATGATATTGAGGGCAATATGACTACCCAAACAACTGGATATATTACTGCGGTTAGTGGGTTTTTTGGTTCAACATTTTCTACTGGGGATCATGCAAATCCGTCTCCTGACGATGGCACCTATTTTAGTGACAATGGAATATATACGGCTGGAACTGTATATGCTGACGGAGGCATTCAATCTGACGATACAATTACTGCTAACGGGGGCATTGAATCTGGCGATATGATTATCGCTGGGGGAACCGGTGTGTATTATAATGCCTCCAATCTTTCGGGGGGTAGATTTGGTATAGCATTTGGTTGGGATAATGACAGTGGAAGTCTTAGTTGTATCATAAATAATGATCCTAATGTTGATCCGTATTTCTTTCCAGATGGATTTTACTCCGATAGAAGGCAAAAAGAAAATATTCAGCCAATTACTCCTGAAATTCTAGAAAAAATTTATTCAATTAAAATATATGAATTTGATTATAAAAACGACATGCCTCAATCTTGGCTACGAGGGCAACACGGTATCGGAGTAATTGCGGATGAATTGCAAACATTGCTTCCTGAGTTTATTGTTGGTTCGGAAAGCCCTGAAGAATACCAGCAAGTTGTGTATGTAAAAATGATACCGCATTTACTGGCCGCAATTAATGATTTAAATGATAGATTGAAGGCAATTGAGCAGCATTTGGGGTATAATAGTTAAATGGCATACGAAAACTACGTCTTTGTTTCATGGACTGATGGAACCCCAATTTCTTCTGATCGAATGTCTCAAATGTCTATGAATATGGAGCAAATTAGGGATGCAAATGATGCAAAACCGCAAGGCGTTTTAGAATTTGTAGAAACTACCTCAGAGGCTACAAATAACGTTGCTGATTCCGATATCCAAATCTTGGCACTAACTAATCCCGATGGTGGCTCGGATCAAAGAGTTACAATCGACCAAAATCGTTACTACAAATTAACTTGTGTTTTTCCAGGCTTTAATATTTTGGGCAAGGGCGCGGAGGATGCAATACTTAAGCTTAAACTCTATAATGCCGTATCCAGTGGCTATGGCGCTTCGTCTCCACTAATGGTTTGGAATTTTACCATTCCACCCTATGCATTTTATAATACAGCAGCAAATGCACAAACAGTAACACTATCTACTAAATCAAATGATATTACTATTATTGGTGCGGGAACATATTCAGTTTATTTAGAAAGTGGAGGCGGCCTAGTTGCCAATTCTTTCTCCGTAGCAGTGGCAAGAACTGGCGGCACCTCTGGTTTATCGAATGCCCCACAAATAAGTGTAACCCCCACTGCAGAGCAAAGGCTGCAATTATTAGTTGAGGATGTTGGTGCAAGTATCTGATGAAAGATAGCTTAGCCTCTAAAAGGAAAGATATTGAATGGACAGAGAGAAATGTTCATGGTCAAAATAATCCAAATTATAAAGGCGGAAAATACATTGACGACAAAGGCTATGTCAGAATTCTTAGCCCAGAACATAAGTACAATATTAAAGGGTATGTCTATGAGCACCGTCTTGTCGTTGAGAAGTATCTAAATAGATATCTTGAGGCATGGGAGACTGTGCATCATATAAATGAAATAAAAACTGACAATCGCCTTGATAATTTATTTCTATGTACAGTGTCGGAGCATAGTGCGATACATCGAGAAGGTAGGAAACCATCCCGGCAACATCGGAAAAAAATGGGCGAAAGTATGCGTCGTAAAAATGATTTAAGACGAGAGGCGTCTAAAATTAATCCCAAAAATATCTCAGGCGGCACCTTGCCGCGAGAAAATCGTGTATAATTGACCCTATGAAAATTTGTGCAGCGGAGGGTTGCGACCAGGAATTCGACCCTAAAACCGCAAATCAGAAATTCGCTGACAAGGAATGCCGGAGATCGATTGATATCAGCGGTCTTTGCAAATTTCGTAGAGAAAAGGGGTTGTTTGAAGTGCCCACCGATCCGCTATCGGGTAAAAAACCAGACTCAGATGCCGAAATTAAGGTGGCATACACAAGGTTACTGCAGGAATATAATAAACTGAAAACAAAGAGTGACGACCTAACATCGGCGGTTTATCAAGCAGTCAAGGATGATATTGCCTCTACAAAATTTAAGCCAATTCCTAAGCCAAAAATTGATAAAAGACGTGGAAATGAAGAGGTTGCAGTAGCGATTCTTTCAGATTGGCAATTATCTAAAGTAACGCCTGATTATAACTCTACGATTTGTGAAGAAAGAGTTTATAGGTACGCAGAAAAAATTATTAATCTTGTTGAAATGCAAAGAAAAGATCATCCAATAAAAGAAATTAGAATTTGGGCTTTGGGTGACATTATAGAGGGTGAATTAATCTTTCCAGGTCAGTCATTTCTAGTTGACGGTGGTTTATATCGGCAGATAACAGTTGACGGCCCCAGAATTATGAAAAATTTCATAAACATAATGCTTGAAAACTTTGAAAAGGTTACATTTGTTGGTGTGATAGGAAATCATGGTTCAATTGGTGGTAGGGCAAAAAGAGACCATGACCCAGAAACAAATGGCGATAGAATGCTCTATCGTATTACACAGTTGATGTTTGAAAAAGAGCCGAGAGTTAAATTTATTATCCCAGACGGTCGTGGTGAGAGGCATTGGTACGCAGTAGATAAAATCGGGAAATATAAGGCATTACTTTGCCATGGAGATCAATTTGGAAGTCTTTCATCATTTTATGCTTTTCAAAAGAAGGCCTATGGTTGGAAAATTGGGGCGGTAGAGGAGGAATTCGATGATATCTATATAGGTCATTTCCATACCCCTACAAAGATGACATTTAATACCGTTCAGCTCAGAATTGCTGGAAGTCCAGAGTCTGTTAATACATACGCTGCTGAAACGCTAGCCTCAGCTGGAAGGCCATCGCAATTATTAGTATTTGTACATCCCGAGAAAGGCATGGTAACAGCAGAATATAACTGTTGGCTAGATAAATGAAAAAAATACAAATTCCGGAAATAAAAAGTTACTATTGCAACAGGGAATTGAGATGCTTACATTGTCATAATAAAATGCTACTTGGAGTTCAGTATTTCGCTGGAAGAAAAAATTATATTGATTTAACATGTATTGGATGCGCTAGAGGTGTGGACATGGAGGTTTCAGAATTAAATACAATCTTTAAGAAATTTAATTTTAAGCAAGTCAGAGAAAGATATGTTGTTACAGGATAAAATAATTAAAAATAAATTTTACAAATATTCTACAACAATTATAAAAATAAAGAAGATTGTAAAAAATATGAATAAAATCTATGCAATTGATTTAAGCACCAAAGCTGAAATCGAGTTTCCTTACAATGGTGCAGAGCTAATATTGCATAGAATCTATACCATAGGAGAAATCGCAAAGATTGTAGAAAAGAGACCAGATACTATTCGTAAGTATGAAAAGCGTAATTTAATATCAACGGGGAAGAAATTTAGCGAAACCTGTGATGGCTATAAGAATTGGAGATATTATGAAAAGAACGATGTTTACGATATGGTTTCTTTTTTCAATGGTAGAATGCCTGGGCGACCGTCCAGTAATAAATCAATTCCAGTCAAAATAATCAGAATGTCACAAAAGATAAAAATCAACAGGAGATAAAAATGGCACAAGTTAATAAATTAAACCAAGATCAAGTCGAAATTTGGGCTTCAGTTGGGATTACCAAAAATCTTGGAAACTACGAATCATTAAGATTAGATGCTGGTGCAAGGATTATATGCAGTGGTATTGAAGACGAGGATAGTTGGAAGAAGTTGTGGGATGCAGTTGATTCCCAAATAGAAGCAAAACTTCAAGAGCTAGATACTGAGAAATGATTTCTAATTGGAGAAAAAGGGCGCTATGCCTGATAGATAAGAATAGTAAGTATTGGTTTTCATATAATTATCAAGAAGTACAGTATGCAAAAACTGTCTGCCAATCATGCACTGTTAGAAAAGAATGTATTTTAAATATGTGGGAAACAGATTCTTTTTATGGTGTTAATGGTGGTCTTTCAGAATTTGATGTTATGCAAGAAACTTGGAAGAAGGTGAAGAAGCCGGATGATTCTAACTGGAAACGAACTGATAGAGTACTTCAAAAGTTGTTGCAAAAAGTATCATAAGCTTTTTATACCAGACTCCCCAAGGCAGGAGCAAGTTGCTGATGCATTGGCTACATTTTATAGAAAAGATGGTCTAGAGGAGGCAATTGAGTATTTTGTAAAATCTCGCCCTGGTCCTTTCTTGGTGTTTGATTTTGCTATTGAATCGAGATCATTTGTTGAAAGAATTGAGTTTGAAAAAAAGTCTCAAGATAAGTTTAAAGATATTGTACAGGAAACTAAAAAAAGATTAGGATCATAAATGAATTATGAGGTTAGATTGCTCAATGCAATTATTGACTCGAAAGACTATATCTCTGCTGTAAATGGTGGTGTTGAAAAAGTTTTTCTTGAACATCGAGATATATGGAACTTTATAGTTGAACACTTCGAGAATCATAAACGAGTACCATCAAAAGAAACTATAAAGCAACATCATGCGGACTTTGAATTTATTTCAACACCGGAACCAATTGGTTATTATATTGATGAAGCTAAAAAAGAATCTTTAGCATATCAAGCACGAAGTATTGTTTCTAAAGCACATTCATTAATTAGTGATGTTGGTGCAAGGCAAGCGATATCATATTTAATGGAAGAATCTTCAAAGCTTTATAAGTTCTCTAGTAATCTTAAAGATACAGATTTAGCTGGTGAATGGCGAGATAGGGCGCAAGATCTTAAGGAAAGATCGAGGAATAAAAAAGAAATTCAAGGCATTCCATCGGGAATTAATGTAATTGATAAGGTCTTTGGTGGTTGGCAGCCGGGGGATTTTATTGTTCTTTTGGGCTGGACTGGTGTTGGTAAATCATTTATTGCAAGACTGTTTGCAGTAAATGCCTGGAAGGCTGGTTATCGACCATTAATTATTTCTCTTGAAATGAATAAACAGCAAGAGGGGCAAAGACTTGATACACTTTTAAATAATGGAGAAGGCCATTTTACTAATACCGACTTAGTAAAAGCCAATCCAGAAATTATTGAAAAATATGAAAAATGGGCAGAGAAAACTTTTTCTGGTAAGCATTCAATACATTTAGTAACATCAGAGGGTCTTGAAACAGCGGATCAAAATATGGTTCAGGCTAAAATTGACCAATATCATCCTGATCTTGTTATCCTTGACTACCACGGTTTATTTGATGACGCATCTGGTGCCAAAACAGAAACAGAAAAGGCAAAGAATTTATCAAAAGCATTTAAAAGAATAGCCGTTCGTAATAGCATTCCAATAATAGATGTTGCAGCAGTTACAATGGCTGATGGTCATTCTGAAAGACCACCTGAATTGGAAGAGGTTGCGTGGAGTAAACAGCTGGCATATGATGCAGATTTAGTTCTAGCCATACACCGAGAAGCGGCTTCCGATTTATTTCAAGTGGTATCTAGGAAAGTAAGACGAGCATCGCAATTCGGCTTCTATCTTAGATGGAATCTGGAAATAGGGAAATGGAGTGAGGAGTGGGATATCTGATGGGTAGAAAAATGAAAAAACTCAAAAAAATAAACAGAATCATCGTCTCCGGTGAGGTTGTCGACATTGAAACATTGCATAGATTAAGACCTTGGATGGAAGATGAGGCTAGAAAAGAAAAAGGCAATTTTGATAAAACAAATTTAATTACTGATTATGATAAAGAGCGAAATGTCTATAAATTCAAAATTTTCGTCTAAGCAGTTGCAAGAGGAAATATATAATTTATTTACTAAATACTCAGTGCCAATACAATCAGCAGCTGGGGATGAATTAAATGTATTTTGTCCATTTCATAAAAATACGCACAGTGCAGCAATGTATATAAATATCAAGACAGGTCTCTGGCAATGCTTTAATCCATCGTGCGGTAAAAAGGGTAACTTTAGACAATTATATTCTTATTTGACAGGTAAACCCTACAGTGGAAATTTTATATTGAATAAACCAATTTTTGATCAACAGTCGAATATCAATAAAGAAGATAAAGATGATCTTTCTATAGATAATCTATCAATTGACTATAAAGACGAATCCCAACTTAAAAAGATTATAACTCTAATAGAAAGAGGCTTGACGATAGATACGCTTAAATACTTTGAAGTTGGTTTCTCTATGGAAAAAAATAGAGTTGTTATACCAGTAAGATCTCATACATATAAACTTACAGGGCTTATTGGGCGAGCCGTGGAGTCCTATCAAGAACCGAGATATCTTTATAATCGAGGTTTTAAGAGGGCCGATAATCTGTTTAATATCCAAAATGCTAAGCAACACCCTTCATGTATAATTGTTGAAGGCAGTGTGGACTGTATGTTTGTTCATCAAGCTGGATTTCCACATACGGTAGCAACACTTGGCGCTATGGTATCAGAAAAACAGATGAAGATAATTCGGAAATTTTTTGATAGTATTATCATATTTTCCGACAATGATGAGGCTGGAGAGGCCATGCGGCGTGGTATCATAGAGATGTGCCGAGGGAAAGATCTCTCGTTCGCAAGCATTCCGCCGGGGTTGAAAGACCCGGGCGAAATGACTAGTAATGAAATAAAAGAAGCAATTAACAACAAAAACAAAATTATTTAGGAGAAAAACAAATGGCATTTACATCAATTAAAACACTAAAAGACCTTGAAAAGGCAGTAACACCGGCAGGTGGAAAAGGGAAACGTCCAAACCGTTTTTTTACTGTTCAAGCGGGGCAGTCATTCAGAATTAGATTCAGACAAGAACTAACAGAAGACTCAAAGAATTATGATGAAAAGGTTGGTGCGGCAATTACAGTTCCAGTGGTGGTTTCACCAATTAACTGGAAGTGGAAATGTCTCTCGACTGCATCTATGGAAGAATATAACTATAGATGCTGGGCAACCGAGCAGTCAACTAATGATAAAGCATGGAGGCCAAGACCGCACCTGCTGATCAATATTGCAGTTGAAGAAGAGCTGGGGATATGGGCACCAAGAGTGTTGGACACAACATTTAATCAACGACATGTTGGTTTGACACTTATCGAGTATGCCAAAGAGTTTGGTACGATTACTGACAGATACTACAAGTATTCTCGTACTGGCTCCGCACAGCACGATACAAATTACTCCATCATTCCTTTAGATGTATCCCCAGAAGCGAAAGCAATTACGGATCTGGAAATGCATCAGTTAGACAATGTGTACATGAAGCTTCCTTATGAAAAGCAGCAGGTGTTCTTGACTACTGGTGAATTAAAAGATACTTGGTGAGCTGGTAGGGGTTGCATTAGCCAGGGTGGGGGGCATAGCTCAATCGGTAAGAGCATCTGCTTTGCAAGCAGAAGGTTAAGGGTTCAACTCCCTTTGCCTCCACAAAAGGAAAAAATGAAAATAACAAAAGTAAAAAATCTCACAATTGTATTGGATTTAGATGGCGTAATTGCCGATATCGATTCATCAATGAGCAATTGGCTTGATGGTTTAGGCGTGCCTGCTGATGAAGCCAACTATGGGCCATCACTTATATCTACAGTTAATGATCCTGATATTTTAAACATATTTAATATACCATTATTCTGGGCTAATATGAAGCCGTATGAAGATGCTTGGTATCAAATAAATTATTGGTTTAGTATTGGTTATGATATAGAAATTGTTACTGCAAGGCAACAGCAGGCGTCAATAGAACAAACTTTGCCGTGGTTGGAAAAATGGAATATAAACTCAAGAGTGCCGCGATTTTCACAATTCGGTAAGAAGATTGACGTAATCAAGACCATTGATCCACTATTTGTTGTAGAGGACAATCCTATGGAAATAGAAGAACTGCAAAAATTTAATATTAATTGTTACCTCAGAAAGCAATGGTATAATAAAGAATTTTGGGATAAATACAATAGTATAGATACATTGTTTGATATTACATTAGAAAAATTTATTAATTAGATTTAAGGATACAAAGTGACAGATTTCGTTCACCTTCACTGTCATTCTGAATACTCACTGCTCGACGGTATGTCCACACCGGATGAGATTGCAAAAATAACAAGTATCAATGGTCAAATTGCGGCGGCAATTACTGATCATGGCACAATGGGTGGGGTCTTGAAATTTCAAGACGCTTGTAAAGCTCATGATATAAAACCATTGTTTGGTATTGAGGCATATTTCGTAGAGTCTGTCCCGCAAGACTCTGAAGATAATAGCGAGAGATTTCATCTTATTCTTATAGCCAAAACAAATGAAGGTCTGCAAAAATTATTTAAAATCAATCAAACCGCGTGGACAGAAAATTTCTATTATAAACCAAGAATTGATTTTCAATTATTGGAACAGTTTGTAGACAATGATATTATCGCTCTATCTGGATGTATGGCTAGTGCTATATCTAAATCAATTATGGCTAAAGATACATCTAGGGCGCAGGAATTGTCGGAGCGGTTTTTAAAGATATTTAAAGATGATTTCTATTATGAAATACAAGCTTGGAATCCAAAAGAACTCAATGACGGACTTATCAGCCTAGCGACTGCATACAATAGACCTGTTGTAGCAACAGCAGATTGTCATTTTCCAACAAGAAAAGATAAGGGGTGTGAAGAGATACTGCTTATGCTCTCACAATACCCCGGTATGGGAGCCGCAGAGCTAAGGCATGCCAAAGAGCATTCTGATTGTATTCATAACCCAGGTCTTGATATGGTCCAAAAGATTAACAATATGTATCCTGATCGATCTTTGCGATTCGATAAAATTAATCCCTACCTGGCAGAAGCTGGCGAAGTAGCTTCGTGGTTTAAAGATGCCGGTTATGATCGAATAGATATTCTGGAGAATACAATTGAGATTGCTAATAAATGTACGGCAAAGTTGGGGAGGCGAAAGAACCTGTTGCCAAAATTCATGCGTAAAATCAACTCTGATGATTATTTGGCGGAAGTTACAAGTTTTCGCTTAAAAGAGATAGGCTTGGGGGAGGAATATCTACAAAGACTCAATGAAGAATTGGGTGTCATTAAACAGCTAGGATTTGCCGACTACTTCTTGATTGTATGGGATTTAGTTAAATGGGCGGACAATAATAATATTGGCAGAGGCACAGGGCGAGGTTCAGTGGGCGGTAGTTTGCTGGCCTATTTGCTCGACATTTCCAAGGTAGACCCAATTAAATACAATCTCCTTTTCTCCAGATTTATAAATCCAGAAAGAAATGACTATCCGGATATTGACTTGGATTTTGAAGATAAGCGCCGAGATGAGATTAAAAACTATCTTGCCTATCGCTGGGGGACGGATAAAGTTGCCGCAATTTCAATTTATGGTACATTTAAGCCCAAGAGTGCTATTAAAGATGTTGCTCGTATCTTACAAGTGCCATTTCCAGAGATTAACTCTATAACGCCATACTTTGAAACAATTGATGAACTTAAGAGTACAGATAAAGGTAAGATATTTGTCCGTAAATATCCGGACGTTCCACAAATTGCAGAGCGCCTACAAGATCGTGTACGCACGGCAGGTGTCCATGCTGCAGGGATGGTGGTATCTGCTATACCATTAACACAAGTGTGTCCTGTGGAGTCCAGAAAAGACTCTCAAGGTGGTGAGCGCAGCTCCGTGACCGCCTTTGCGATGGAGGACGCAGAAGCCGTTGGTTTAATAAAAATAGATGTTTTGGGCCTCAAGACCGTATCTGTCATTAAAGACGCATTAGCGATGATCCTAGAGCGGTTTGGTGCCAATGTAGAGGCACAATCCTTAGCTCTGGATGACCCCCGGGTGTACGAGAATTTCAATAACATTAATACGGTGGGTATTTTCCAGACAGATGCCGCCGCCTATCGTAATTTGATAGAAAGAATGGGTATCGATAATTTTAACGATCTTGTAGTGTCAAATGCCCTAGTTAGGCCTGGTGCCCTATTATCACAAGGGCAGAGATATATCGATTGCAAAAAGGGCAAGTCAAGCCCCAAGTATCCACATAAGATAGTGATGCCAATTTTAGAAGAGACATATGGCACAGTTATATTCCAAGAGCAATTGATGCAGATGGTAGTGCTTTTGGCTGAGTTTACATGGTCAGAAGCTGACTCGTTGCGTAAGATTATTGGTAAAAAAAAGGATATAGCTGGTTTTGATAAGTTTAAAGATAAGTTTGTAAGCAATAAATATCTTACTAAGATACAATCTGAAAAAATTTGGTCGGAATTTGAAATGTCAGCTTTGTATATGTTTAATAAATCTCACGCTGTTGCATATTCTCTTATGTCATATCAGACAATGTGGTTGAAAGTTAATTATCCGCTTGAATTTATCTGGGCGCTGCTGTACAACGAGTCGGCAACCGATAAAATTACCGCATATTTAATGGAAGCTCAAAGATTAGGGCTTAAAATTTACCCACCGGATATTAATAAATCGCAAGAATTTTTTTCAATGTCACTGCCTGATGAAGATCTGGGTATTAGATTTGGTCTTGCAAATGTAGCGGGTTGTGGTGCAAGTGCGATTAAAGAAATTTTTGCTAAACGACCATTTAATTCGTTCGAGGAGTTTAGTAATAAATGTTCAAAATCTGCAATCAAGGCTCCATTGAGAGAAAGTTTAGATAAAGTTGGTGCATTTCAATCAATTGGTCATATTTCAGAATTTGATCATCCAAGATATTATCTCCCTGTTCTGGGATTTCCAATTAAATCTAGTGAATTTAAGACAGAGATTGACGAATTTGTAGAAAATGCTGCAGATTTTCATGAAACAATGTCAAATCTTACACTGATTAAGGCTGTTGTTAGATCTACAAAGAAAGCGCAAAACTATTTGCGTATAGAATTTGAAGATCATTCTGGTTCATGTACAGTTTTTGGTGAAAGAAATACGGAATTAGCACAGCGAGACTATGTGTATGCATTAATTGGTGATAGAACACTGCATGCCTATTGCGATGTCTTTCAGTTACATGACTCAAGATTGTTTGGTATTATGATGATGAAAAAAACTGGAGTCAATCATAAATACTCTTGGGTTTACAAACATGATATTGGATTTGTTAACGACCCAAAAACAATGATGTATATCTTTAATATTAGAATCTTTACAACTCAAAGCAATAAAGAAATGGCAAGCGTGTATTGCTGGGATGGTAAGCAGTTCTTTAAGGTTATTTTGTTCAATTCTGTATATAAGAAAATTAAAAATATTTTGATAGAGGGGCAATGGTATGCAGCACGACTATCAAAGATTGAAGATAAAGAATCACTTAATCGTCTTGACACATTTAAACTCGATTCTTCTGATAAAATAATTACGATAGAAGATTATATTAAAAGAAAAAATATTAATTATATTACACCAGAGCACATATACGAATAAGGAGAGATATGTTATTAGTAGATAAACGCAAGGGCGATAGAATGCCAGTGCATGAAGTGATACCGACACCGAGTATTGGATTAAACAGAGCACTCGGCGGTGGACTTAACACCGGCGCTACACATTTGTTTTGGGGCACGCCGTCTGTTGGTAAGACAACAATGTGCTTTAGGATTTTAGCAAAAGCGCAAAGTCTTGGATATAGACCAGTTATTATTGATTCGGAATCATCTTATAATGATGCATATGCTGCCAAGTGCGATATAAATATTAATGATATAGTTGTTGTTCAATCAACCATTGTTGAAGAGATACTTAAAAATATTTATGAATATCTTAATCATTCAACAGAAAAACACATTTTCTTATTTGACAGTCTTTCTAACATTATTAAGGAAGAATTCTATGATAAACCGGAAGGGGGAAAGGCGATGGGGCTGCAATCAAGGTCTCAGGGTTTCTTACTTCAAAAGCTCGTCAATTATTTGCATAAAGAGAGAAATGTAATGCTCTTTGTCGCTCACCAGACAGTGGATCTTAGCGGTATGTTTGCTGTAACAAAAGCAAAGATGGGTAATACCGTTCATCACAACATGCATAACATTGTGAAATTATTTTTATCAATGTCAAAAAATGAAATGGAAAGGGATGAAACAAACCTCATCACTAGTCAGCGTGCAACTTGGACAATTGAAAAAACAAAGCAATTACCAAGTATTGGAACTACTGGTTATTATTACGTTTTACCGCAGGAGGGGGCAATTGATACAGATAGGGAGTTAATTGATATTGCTGTCGAAATGGAAATCATTCAGCGTAGAGGTGCGTGGTATTCTTATCAGGACCAAAAGTGGAATGGTTTGGCTGCAATTGAACTTACAGACAAACAGCGTACGGATATTGGAAAGGAAATTCTCAATGAAAAGAACTGAAAAAGAGGAGATAAAAAAAGATAAAGCAAAGCCTGTTAAAAACTCCGGAAGAGGGGTTAAAAAGGGGGATGCTACTTTAAATAAATTTCTTGTTGATTATAAACATAACAGCAAGACATTTACTCTCAGTCATAAAGCTTGGAAAAAACTTGTCAAAGATTCATGGGGGGATAATTATAAATACCCATGTATTTCAGTGGTTATGGGAAAAGATTCTGAGACTAAAGTTGCAATAATTGATTGGGATGTATTTAAAGAACTTATCAAAGGGAGTGAGTATCAATAATGCCTGACATTATTATTAATAAAGATATTATTGCTGAGCAAATGGGCGATAAGTCCGAGGAGTTTGTTGAATGTATTAGAATTGTTCAGGATATTATTGAAAATCCAGATCATTATTTAGGTACTCAGGCAATTAAGTATGCTAATATACTTGCAGCGTACAGAACATTAATGATTATTAAATCACAAGCATTTAAAAGAAAGTCGGCGGTTATGAGCGATCAAGATAAATTTGTCAATGATATATGGAAAACAATGTATGAGGCTCTCTCGGAGAACATAAATGCATTAAAAATTGCCGGAAAGGGCGGTTTTGGTCAATGAAATCATTAAAACAGTTAAAAAAGCCAAAAGAGATTGTCGTTGTCGAGCATAGGTCTCCGGCAGATTTAGAAAATACTCTATGCAAGGCAATAGATGATCAACTTCTTAAGAAAAATGAAACTGTTGTTAAAAAAGTAAGTGGTTTTCACCCCAGCTATACAAATCAGTGCTCTAGGTATTGGTACTACTTATTTGAAGGTGTCGAGGTAACTCCTAATTTTAGTCCGCAAACTCATAGAATATTTGATAATGGTCATGCTGTTCATGAAAGATTGTATACCTATTTTAGAGATATGGGTATTCTAGTAGATGAAGAAATAAAAGTAACATATTCAGATCCGCCAATTGAGGGCACAGCAGATGGTATTATTAATTGGTATGGAGATAAGCTAATAGAATTAAAATCAATTAGTTCTGAGGGTTTTCATTATAGACAAATTTATAAAAAACCAAAAGATGAACACTATCGTCAAGCTCAAATATATATGCAATGTTTAAATCTAGATAGTGGTTTTGTTATTTATGAAAATAAAAATAATCAAGAAATATTACCAATTTACATTGAAAAAGATCAATCTTTTATAGATAAGTTATTTAACAAATACAGACAAATTTATGGAAACTTTGTAAGTCAGAGTATTCCTGACAGGCCATACAAGAGAACATCTAGTAACTGCTCTTCTTGTGATTTGGCTTCTTTATGCTGGGGAGATAGTGGGTAGTGGTATTTTTAAAATTTGCAAGAATAAGGAATGCAAGCAAAAATTTCAAGCAAAAGTCTATAATAGTATATATTGCTCTACAGAATGTAGAAGGATAGTTACTAATAAAAAACTTTTAGAAAATTATTACGAAAAAAAACGTAATAAAAATAAGAAAAGAATTTGTTTAACTAAAGACTGTGATACTATTTTATCTCGTTATAATAAAGAAAATATATGTGAATCATGTAAGAGTGAAAGATTTTTACAAAGATTGGTGAGTTGGGGATGGGACGAAGAAAAACTTCGAAGAGAGAGAATGTGAGTATAAAATCTATTGCCAAGACCAATTTCCTCCGGGTATTATCAATTGATCCATCATCCCATTCATTGGGCTGGGCTGTAATCGAGATAGGTCTTAAAAGACCTCGTTTAATAAAGTGTGGGAAAATAAAGTTCCCGAAGTCATCAGAAATATCTACTAAATTTGAGTCAATAAATGAAGGAATAGTTGAGGTATGTAAAGAATATAAACCGACCCATTGTGTTATAGAGCAATCAGTTTATATTCAAAATTTTCAAACAAGTCGGATCATATCTTATATTATTGGTTATTCCTGGGGGGTTGCTCAGCAATATTGTTCTAAAGTTATGGATATTAATCCAATATTATGGAAAAGAGGTATTGGTTACAAGAATATTTCTAAAGAAGATAAGGAACATTTTATAACCGAATTAAGTAGGAAGCAGGAAAGAAAAAATCGTGTAAGAGATATAGTTAGTGGATATTTTGAAATGACAGAAGAGAATCTAGAAGATGATGACATTATCGATGCAATTGGTATTGGTTTATGGTACTATTTAATGTTGAGCGCAGATGGCACTAGAACCCTACAAAGATAAAAGTTGGCTGTACGAGCATTATGTTCGTAAGAGGATGAATTTGACTGATATTGTTAAACTTCTTAAACAGACATATAATATAGAAATTACCCCTCAAGGTCTTTATAATTGGTGCGAAAAATATCAGCTACTTAGATTTAGAGGAAGAGGCAGAAATCTTAGCTCGACTGCTAAAAGGAGACCACAATCCCCTATGCAGCAGCAAGTTGAAAAAAGAAAGCGGGAGAGGAGAAAAGAGATACAAATGAGAAAAAGGGGTTTTAAAAGATAATGCAAAGAAGAATTGCTGTTAATGATATTGCAATATTTGCTGAAATGGACATGCTCTACAATCATATTAGAGTTTTAGAGGCAAAACAAAATGAAGGTAAATTTAAATGTCTTGGAACTGGAACTTGTTGTAAAATTGGATTAACAATTCCAATGGCTGAATGTGCTAACATAGCTTACAATATTAATAAAGAATATTATTTATATCTTGAAAGTAAAGGTGAAGAATTTGCAAAGCAATGGTTTAATGAAATTGTTAATAAGCTAAAAGAACTTATGCATGATGATACCTGGGAGTTTGGCGGTAAAACAGAAAAATGGTGTGCATTTTACAAAAATGGCTGTACGATCTATGGATTTCGACCAATGGTCTGTAGAAGTTTTGGAACAATAGCTGGAGTTGATGATTATTGTCCGCGTATTAGGAATGCTTACGGGAACATTGATTTTTTTGCAGGAAAGCCAGTGGAGGATACAATTACACAATTTCAATTGTTACTTAAAAAATATGCAAAAGATAAGGATAGTAATTATGATGTTGTTATATACATGCCATTAGGTGTTCTTAGCTTTTTAATTTCTACAGAAGAACTTCAAGAATTAGGTAAAACTACAGACGATAAAATGTGGCAGGCAGTGCAGGGCTGGTATAATTATAGAGTTGAATATATAAAAGTTCATGGTTTAGGAATTCCTAGACTAAAGCAAGAAGCGGAAATTGTTGGCGGAAAGATTGGATTTCAAATAGATGAAAGTGCAATGGACAACAGCAACATCACAGACCTACAATGATGGATATAACCAGTCTTCTGCATATATTAAATCTTATATAAAAAAACATCTAAATTTAATTGAAAATAATTTAATTCAGTATAATTTTCAATTATTTCCTGGACTACCTATTTTGTACGAAAAAAATATAAAAGGTGCCGCAGAAGATTTTTATATTTATGTTCATAATAGTGTTCCAGACCTTTTTACTAAAAAATCTGGATATAATGTGTGCTTTTCATACTGGGAAACAAATAAAATACCTCTTTACTGGCTAGACACAATCAATAGTGCAGATGAAATGTGGACAACATCAAAGTGGGCTAAAGAAGTATTTATTAATTCTGGTGTAACAATTCCTGTATATGATTTTAAACTTGGTGTCAATCCGCTTCATTACTCACCCCCGGCAAAACCAAGGCGGCTATCAAAAGACAAATTTGTTTTTTTGTCTATAGGTTCCCCATCAACTAGAAAAAACTCTCAGATGTCGGTAGACGCTTTTGTAAAACTGTTTGGCAATAATGAGCGATTTGAGATGATTTATAAATCAAATGGACCGCCAGATGCCAGATTAAAAGATAATATTACAAACGTGAAAACATTTTTAACAGACCATCCTCGAATAAAAGTTATTGATTGGCAAGTTAATCAAGAAGATTTGGCTTCAATATATGATCAAGCTGATTGCCTTGTCTACCCTACATCGGGTGAAGGCTGGGGTCTGCTTCCATTTCAAGCCATAGCCAAGGGTATCCCAACTATTTGTACTAATGCAACAGCATGCACAGAGTTTGCAGAATTATCTGTTCCTCTTGATTTTAAATGGGGAACAAAAAATATGTTTGGTATTTATGAAGGATGCGGTGATTGGGCCGAGCCAGATTTCGATGATTTATGTGATAAAATGTTATATGTTGTAAATAATTATGATGAAATATCTAAAAAAACATTTGGTGGTGCGGAATTTATTAATAAAAATCTTACATGGGAACATGTTGGGCAGGAGTATGTAAATAGATTATGTCAGATATCGAAGTAATTCAAAATAAAAGCTTAATTGACAAAATTAAAGATGTAGAGCAAGTTGGATTGCTTCATGTAAAGGGATATAGGAATAGCGAGATAGCTGCCTTGATGGGCCTGAAAGTAAATGAAGTAAAAGAATACGTTGAAGAATATAAAGTAATTTTAAATAAGACAGTAGCTGAAGATCCTTATTTTCTTGAAAAAGTTCAGTTCAATACAATTAAAGCATTACAAGAATTTGATCAGTTAAGCAAAGAAGCTTGGGAAACAATTACGATTGCAACAGATAATGGTATGGTTGCTGCAAGAATACAAGCTATAAAACTTGCCGGGGAGATTGCTCAAAGAAAAGCTCAGCTTCATAAATTGTTGGGCGGCAATCAAGCTGATGGTGAATATATTGCAAGAATGCAAAAAGCTGAAAACGTTAATCAAATTCTTTCTAAAATCTTAAAAGACGTTATTGCCAAGCACCCAAAAATTGCTGAGGAAGTCAGGAGGGAGCTTGAGATTGCGTTTGAAATAATGTCGGGAGAGAAAGTTGATTTTTCTGAATCGGATGATGTGGATGAAAAAGACTTACAATTTGAGAACCCTAATTCAAACCCTTCAGAGTTTGAGAACTGATATTGGATCCCTTATGCACGATACTCACAATTTGAGAACGGGTTTTTCGGCGTATACAAAAATCTGTCACAATTTGAGAACCGGTTTTTGGGCGTATACAAAAATTTGTCACAATTTGAGAACGGGTTTTCATGCCTATATAAATTCTCATAATTTGAGAACGGGTTTTGTGCCCATTGTAATATATAATGGTATTTATGTCTGAATATCTTGGAATTAATTTGGAATTTGAAGACTTTGATAGATTGTTGAGACAAGATGAATTGATAGAAGAACCTGTAGGAATTGAAACATTCGTACAAGAAAAGAAATATCTTGGTCTGCCACCATTGTCTGCGATACAGCTTGAAATAGTTAAACATAGTACGCAAATATTTAAATTGCCTACTTTGATAAAAGTTATGGGTGAACATGATGGTCTGGAATACCATAAGAAATATACGGATAATGAAGTAATTTGTATGTTGGGTAAAGGTTCTGGAAAGGACCATTGTAGCAGAATTTCGATCGCATACACGGCATATTTGTTACATTGTTTGCGTGACCCTCTCGCTTACTATGGTAAAGCGAATGGAGTTTACGTTGATTTATTAAATCTTGCCGTAAATGCTCAACAAGCCCAGAGAGTCTTCTTCGAACCATTAAAAAACCTTCTACTTAGCTCTCCGTATTTTAATGGCGTTGGATTTGAACCTAGAGTATCAGAAATATTTTTCTTCTCTAGACCAGTAAGACTATTCTCCGGTCACTCAGAAAGTGAAGGCTGGGAAGGTTATGAAGTATTAACTATAGTGCTCGATGAAATATCCGCGTTTAAAACAGATGCAGAATTAAAAGGTGATACCAGGGCAAAAGGTTCGGCTTCTGCTATATATAACATGAGTAAATTATCTGTAATGTCAAGATTTCCGGAAGTTGGGAAAGTCATATTATTGTCTTTCCCCAGATATAAAGGTGATTTCATTCAACAGAGATATTTTGGTGCTAAAGATAAAAAAGAGCCAAAGACTTGGTTTATAAAGGCCGCTACATGGGAAGTTAATCCGACAATTAAAAGATCAGATCTTGAATCTGAATACATAAGAAATCCTATTGAAGCAGCATCGAGATTTGAGTGTGAACCACCAACAATGGAAG